CTGATCGGCGCCGCATTGATGTGCGGCGCGGCGCTGGTGCAGGCGATCTGGGGCGTGGCGGCGGAACGGCAAGCATTGGAAAGCGTGGCCAGGCCGTTGTCACAGGCCAAGGATTGAAGCGCGGCGGACGAGTCAACGCCGCCGGCGCGATTCAAGCCCTTCGAATACCCCCATGCCCACCAGCATGGCGAGTACGAACACCAGCACCTGCCACTGCCCCGTCAGCACCAGCGCTATCGCCGGCCCGGGGCACAAGCCGGCAATCGCCCAGCCCATGCCGAACAGCAGGCTGCCCAGCACCAGGCGTTTGTCGATGCGGGTCTGCGTGGGCATCTGCATCGGCGCGCCCAGCAACGACATGTTGCGCCGTCGGGCGAAGTAGAACAGCACGCCGCTGACCATCAGCGCACCGCCCATCACCCATGCCAGCGAAGGGTCCCATTCGCCTGCGAGATCCAGAAACCCCATGACTTTGGCGGGATTGGTCATGCCGCTCAGGTACAGTCCCAGGCCGAAGATCAGGCCAGTCAGTAACGCCGTCAGTCGACGCATGTTCAAACCCCCAGCCAATGGCGGATCACATAGACCCCGACAAAGCCACTGCCCATAAAACACCCCACTGCCACCATCGAACGTGGCGACAATCGCGACAGCCCGCAGATCCCATGCCCGCTGGTACAACCGGCGCCATAGCGCGTCCCGATCCCCACCATCAACCCTGCCACCACCAACCCAAAACCGCCGACCGGAAACGACGAAGCCGGCAGTTCACCGAACAGCGACCACAGCCACGGAGAAACCAGCAGGCCGGTCAAGAACAGCGCTTTCTCGCCACGGCCCTCGCCATGGCGTGACAGCAGGCCGCCCAACAACCCGCTGATACCGGCGATGCGGCCGTTAAACAGAATGAACAGCCCGGCCGATAACCCAATAAGGGCACCGCCGAGCAGGGAGGACCAAGGGGTGAAATCTGGGGAGAGGGTCATGGGGTAGGACCAGTGGGGGAGGGTGATGTACCGCTAGCATAGTTTGGATGCTTGATGTGTGGGACTGAGATAAATCCCCAGGGAGTGGTGAGATAAACCCGAGACAATCCGGGATACGCTGGCCTAGGTTGGGACGGGCTTTGAAATAGAGTTGCACTGAGTGCAATTAGAAAGAGCCCTGAAAACTCAGCAGTGGTCAGGGCATCCTGTTAGTGATCTGTGAGAAACATATCCCCCTGACGACGTGAGATTTCCTCTTTACGAGCAGCCTTCACGATTTGGTAAACCCACGGCAGCGTTATGTCGTACTTCCGAGCCAACTCATGGTGGTTGGCACCAGTGAAGTCAGCGTAAATCTGACGGTCTCTCTCGCCCAACTTGACCGATAGCCCTTTCGGGAAATAAAGGTTCTGCCCACCCCAGTAAGCGCCGAGTCGGCCAGCAACCTCTTTGCCTACGTGCTGGGCTTTGCTTGGCTCCATTGAGACCAGCTCGCTGAGAGTCAAGCTAATGAACTCAGCCACATCCGCCAGCAGTTCGGGCGCTCGGTTACGTGAGTAGTTCATAGTACCTCCGGTTGCTGCAACTTAGTCGCCACCCGTTGCTGCCATTGCTTGAGGTTTTCGATGACGCGGCTAGCCTGGGCGGTGCTGAGCCATTGGAGCGCTGAGACGCGGGTCATGCTCTTTACGAACTTGGCCAGGGCCACCTCGGAAGGATCACGCACCGCACCCAGGCCGTGCAGTTCCAACCACAGTGAGCGGATCTTCTTCGATTGGACGTCATCGGCCAACGGCCGCTTCTGCTCTTTGTTTGGACGAACCTTGAAGCCCTTCAGTTTGAGCTGTTCCAAAACCCTGACCAGGTTTGGAACGCTCAGATCAGCAGTCGACGTTGCGCCTTCCAAACCCGTCATGCCAGCCAGCATCAGGCGATAGGTGTCATCTTCCATGCGTAGCTCACGTCGGGCGACATGGATCAGCTTGATCAAGCGCAGGCGGTTTGGGTTGGACGGCGCGGCTTTCACTGATCACCTCCAGACGCTGAGCGAGCGATGATGTGATTTAGGCGAGCTAATTCGTCAAGGCAGGCGTTCCAGCCCACAGGGATATAAAAGGAAGCCCCTCCAGTTCCGGTTTCCTCACGACGCTCTGGCAGTACCAACGCCTCCAGTACGGAGCGCTCGGCGTATAGCGGAGTTACCGTGAGCCCCGGTTCCTTAGTGGCCCACTTCGGATATTCCGGCGTCACGGTCAGACCTCCACGGCCGGTGACCCGCCACGCTATCGGCTCGTACTGGGGCTGAGAGGTCGCTGGAACGACTGTAGCAGCAGGAGCAATGAGCATGGCCCGCAATTGATCACGTTCTTGTTTAACGGCATACACCCAGTCGATGAACTTGCCGAGGTCCGGCACGTCGACGACTTCATTAATAATCATGCCCATTCCTGACGCTCCATCAGCTCAAGTGCTGCCTGCTGCGGATCTTCAACGTCGCCGTAGGACAGTTCGCGAATGAAGTCCTCCATCTCAAGTTTCTCATCGAGGGCATGACCCGAAGACCACGCAGCCACCCGCATTTCGCCAATCGCGCGTGGAACTTGGTTACCCATGCCCTCAACAACCAAGGTGTCGTACTTCTTTTCTGTGTTACTCATCTCAACCCCCCATGGTCAAGCGTGCACGAGGTTGATGATTCACCGCCTGGTGCAGTTGAGCCGATTTACCAGCCTCATAACCGGCATCACTGGCGCCTTCATTGCGTGCTTTGACCTTGCGGCGTTTGAGTTCGACGCTCTCTAACTCAGGGTGATGTTTCTGCATGAAGGCTTCGATTGCTTCCGCAATATTGTCCTCGACACCCGCGAAAGCCCGGATCTTGCTGTGGACTGCATCCAGCCAACCGTTGGCGAATGCATCACCTCGGGCAGCCTTGGTTGAGCGTTTGCAGCGCTTCTGCGTATCCAGAAAGTCACGACGGGCCTTCTGCAGCTGGCGTACCAATACCTGGTAAGCGTAACCGGCCAGTTCAGGTGCGGCAGAACACCCCACAAAGATGAAGCGAGCAGCACTCCACAGAGGATTGGAAATGATGACTCTGGTACCGAATGCATCTGCGCAGACTTGGGCCAAGCGCACACGCCAAACAGGCGGAGAGCCCTCAGAACCCGCAAGGATTGTGTGCTCGCTTGCCATGCTGGCGAGTACATCCCCCACCTCCAGGTTATACATTTCCATCAGCTTATGGGCTTGGCGTAATGCGGTCTCAGCCTCGTAAGGGTTGCTGGTTTTGGACTTGGCCATCTCCAGGCATTTTTTGATTTTTTCCAGAGTGCGGTTGTTGTCCATATCACACCCCCGACAAGGTTAGATTGATAGGCAAATACTGGTCGGTGCTGCCCTGACGCTTGTAGACCCTGATGTACACGGCTGTACCGTTGACCTGGATTGAGTCTTTCAGCGCCTGCATGGCCGTTTTCCAGTCAGGGTCATCGATATCGACGCGCAAAAGGCTGAGCACGTCTTTCACCATCAACTGCCCCTGGCGGTTGGCCCTAAAGGCACGGTCGACCAGCACCCGCAGGTGGCTGTTCGCCCCCTCGGACCAAGCACTGATGCATTGGTTAATCAGCTCTTTTGCGGCGAGGATCTCTTCTGTAAACACAACACGGTCCGCGTAGGCCCGCTCAATCTTGAACTCCCCATCATAAGTGGTGATGGATACATTGCCCTTTTGGCCACCAAGCGTTACGCCATAGCGCTCCGAGGACACTGCGACCAAGTCGGCAACGTCAGCCAAGGCTTTTTTCTTGAAGCGCGCCAGGGCGGCACTGAGTTGCTCCGCTTCATTGCCAAGATCGCGAGCAACACTATCGCGCAGTTTGTCGTGTTCGCGCACCTGGTCAACCGGCACCAGGTGGCCAGCTGCGTTGCGGACGAAGCCTTCCAGCACGTTGTTGTCAGACATTAGGCGTTTCCTCTTTGGTAAGGCTGCTGGCACGGTCGAGCCGGTCAATTTCAGCGAGAATCAAGGCGGCGGCCTTGACCAAGTTTTTTCGTTGATCCGTGGGTTTCCAAAAGTCAGGGCCCCAAGGCCAAAGGACGGGTGTGACCTGTGAAATTTCAGGTAGACGATCAACTACCTTGGCTTGGTAAAAAGCTTCTTCGGCGTAGCACGCAGCAGCCATGGCAAGAGAACCATCAGTGATCTCGTCATCGTGTTCTGGATAGTGGCACTCGACACGGATCTGACGGATGCGCTCGGCCAGCACGCTCTGCAGTGAGGCAGGTGCGTTTTTCGCATAATCCGTTTCGCTGAAAGCTGCGTGGTCCCCTGCAATCAACCGGTAGATGTCGCGGATAACCCGGTCATCCTCAATTGCACCGTCAAACGCCTGATCCACGATCCAGGCTAGTAGCTGCTCGTCGATTTCTGCTGGCATACCCACTGCAGACAGGCCATAACGGTCAATGTGTTTGAGCAGCAAAGACACGTGCGTCATCGCCTCGCCCCAAAACAGGGTTGGGGTTTCGTGCTCGACCGCATGACGCATGGCCTTGATGGCAGCTGTAAGGGACTGGCTCATCAATGCACCTGCCTTGCGGATTGGGCCGCTTTCTGCTGTTGCTGGTAATAGGCAGCGAGGCGCTGCAGCTCGTTGTAGGTGTCGCAGAAATTCCCGGCAATCTGCAGCTTGGCCAGCTTCACCAAAGTACTGTCCAGTTTGTGGACGTACTCTTTCAGTTGAATGATTTGCTGGTCCTTGCTGAACAGCTCGTAGTTCATGCGCTTAAGTTCGGCACGGACCTCCTGATCATCGAGGAGGTCCGGGTTACACAAGGTCGAGCAGGCGTGAACAATGACTTCACTCATTTGTCTTGCTCCTTCACCAGCGTGTACCAAGCCACGTCAACGCCCCGGATACGCATGGTGTTACGGGTATGACGGCCAACGGGGGTGAAACTGATCCGATGCAGTTCATCTCCGAATCGACGCAAAAACAGGTCAACGCTGTCGTTGTCGATGAAGATTTTGTTGTCCAGCAGAACCAGGTGTTTGATGACCACGCCGGCAGCACGGATGTCACGGGTCAGTTCGTTGAATGCGCAGAGCTTCACGGTGAAGTCTTCAGCAAGAACGCTGGTTCGCTCTTCCACTTGCACACCAACCAAATACAGAGCGGCCATCTCACACCCCCTTCACGACATCGGCGGTGACCATAGGCGCACCGAGGTGAGTGGCCAGGTTCATCGCGGCGATCATCAAGTTGCCAATGGCCAGCGGGTAAAGCAGTGAGATCGTTTCATCACGGCCAGCACGTCGGTCGGCCTGGGCCAGGCGTGCTGCAATGGCCTGAATACCTCCGGCGTCGATCACCTCGGCAAGCGGCTTACCTGCGCGCTCAAAGCGGAACTTGAGAAACTCCTCCAGGCGAACGCCCTCGATAGGCGGCAGGGTCACTCGCTCGCAGCGCTGCACAACTTCACGTACATCGGCGTTGCGCTCGCTCAGTTTCACACTCAGCTCGGGCTGGCCGATCATGATGATGCTGACCAGCTTGGTGAATCCCACCTCTAGCTCCAGAATGCGTTTGAGGTGTTTGAGTGTTGGGATCGGTAGGCTGTGGGCCTCCTCAATCACCAGGCAGTGGCGATAGCCCGCCGCGTGGGATTCTTTCAACGCCTTGTGCAGTTGCGCAAAGCGCGCCTCGGGGCTGCTCTTGGGCTTGGCCAGGGGCGAGACCGCCGCCATCATCGACTCGGCAATGTGTGTGCTTTTCAGCGACTTGCCTTTTACATCATTGTCTTCGGACGCCAGAACATACGGTTCGATGATCAATACCGGGTCGTTGTTTTCGGCGATCCGGTTCACCAGGTCGCGGCGCAAGGTGCTTTTGCCCGCGCCTGACTCCCCTTCAATTGCCAGGAAGCCACCGTGCCGTGCGGTCTGGTACATCACCTCGCGGACGTAGCGGATATCCGGGCTGACCCACATGTCCTGGGCGCAGGAAAGCTCATCAAACGGATCGCGGAACAAGCTGAATGCCTTGCGGGTAGATGGCAACAGAGTTTGTTTTGGCAGTAACATAGGTTCGTCCTCCCCGGACGGCTCTTCTTTAAGGGCCGGATCTGCCGTGTTGGCGCACGGCAGATCCACTTCTTCAAAGGCGTTGGCGATATCGGCATCGTTGGCGCCGGATTCGGTCAGGAACACACGGATGCGCCCCTGCAGTTCATCGCTGTCCAGGCTGCGCGGCCACTGGCCATGGTTCAGCAACTGAGCAATTGCGGCCTCGCTGAGCTTCAGCGACTCGGCCAGGGCCGATTGGGGTCGGCCCACCCCCTGTAAAACGTGCTTCAGTTTCAACATCACTCACCTCCAACCACAGCCCGAACCAGGCTGAGTGGTTTGCGCATGACCTCTACAGGTCGTTTCAGCTCGGCTTCGATGGTGTCGAGCTGCTCCTGGGCGATGCCCTCTGGGTATTGCTGCTGCAGCCAACTGAATGTCTCGGCTGACCAGAGGTTGGCCATACGTGGGCGCAGCAATTTCGCAGCCTCGACATGCGACATAAGTGCTTGTTCGACGGTCGGGGCGTTGACGTTCAGGGACGTGCCACGACGCGGCAGGTAGGCCGGCAGCACGGTATCGGTAACATGCTTGTGCGGATCGATGAGCCCACCGAAAGGCAGCGTCTTGGCCTTGCGAGCAGCTTGGGCATCTGCTTCGCTGGTGGTGCCGGTAGCGATCTGCTCCAGCAACTTGCGCGAGGTTTGCGCAGGTGTTTCCGCATGACGTTTGTATTGATCACCAATGGTCGCTGCCGTCTGAGCAAAGCCAAATTGGTCCATGCCAATCCGATCAACGACGTGGTAATGCTCGCGACCATCGGCGCCGGTCATCACGACGATGGCTGAGTCCTTGTCGCGCCAGCAGTTACGGGTGATCAGCAGCTTGTCGCCCACCATCACTTCCGGTACCGAGCTGACATCGAACTGATCGCCTCGGAACGAAACTCGCAACAGGTTGCTGACCTTGCGTTGCTCCGGCGTGCTGACTGCCAGTTCCCGGCAGACTAAAACACTGGGCGCCAGGCGCAGCTCGTCCTGCTTGATCATCTGCCACACGCCATAGCGGCTACGGCGTGTACGGGTGTGTATAGAGGTTGCGTTGAAGTAACGCATCCACTGGCCCGCCCAGCTGTTGATCTGCTCCAGGCTCGTCGCTGCCTGGAACTTCAGGGCGCTCTCAAATTCGCGCTCGACGATGTTGTGAGCCTGTTCCACCTGACCCTTGGCCCGAGCATTACCAACCTGGTTGATGATCAACTCAATGGACATAGCGCGGCACAGGTTGCGGAAGATCCCGCTGGTCATGGCGGCACCGGGGTCGGTCATCAGCATCCAGGGCACGCCGTGGAATGGGTCTGACTCGCTGCGTTTCTGCATGGCGTTGATCAACACGGTGCACAGGTTCTCAGCCGACTCTGCCCCCAGCACGTACTCGACATATAACGTGCCGCTGGTGTGGTCGGTGATCACGTAACGCCATAGACGTTGGCGTTCGATCTTCTTCAGGTTGCCCGGTTTACCGTCATAAAACTCAGCCTTGAGCATCACCCGTGCACCATCGTCCGCCAGGTAAAACTGCGTCGAGATCGAGGCGTCAACCTGCCAGACGTGATTGGGGTGCTTGCTGGCCAGCGACACGGCAGGCGCGTCGTGTAGCAGCTGTTCCGGGTGCAGCTTGTAAGTGCGTAAAGCGCGGCTGATGGCGCCATTAGTCAGCGGGCGAAACTCTCCAGAGCCCTCATCCACGCGGCCCGCCAGGATCAAATTGTTGCTGCGCAGGCGCTCGACAGCTCGCTCTATGGTGGACAGCTGTTTGTTGTTGGCCCGGATGGACTCCAGCAACACAGCGGAAATCATGCGCGCCTCATGCAAGGGCAAGGCGCTATTGCCTGCATCGCTGCGACGTTTACGAGGTTTACTCACCGCGACCTCCTTAAGTTTGCGCTGCAGGGTTTGAAGGGAAACACCCAGCTCGGCTGCACCGGCCTTGTAAATGGCCGTGCGTTGACCGTGCGGGGCATTGGCTGCCCGTTGGGCGATCTGAGCCAGTTGCTGGGTCTGTACCGGGTTCATGGATTACGCCTCTGCCTTATCCATCCACACAGGGTCGTTGCCCTGGTGATGGGGCAGATGAAACTCACTGCGTACGGTGGCCAGGGTGGTTTCCAGCTGCAGGATCAGGTCTGCCAGATAGGCGCGATGGTCCTGGCCATTGGCGGCGGCGTGCTCAGTCATCTTGGAAAACCCTTCCCGCAGCTCGCCCAGGATCTTGGCTTCCACTTCGAATTGAAGGGCAACCACCTCGGTGCGCAGGTCTTTGATGACCTCGTCCGGCGTTGACGTCTGGATACGTCTACGGTGTTTCTCCAGCTCCTGCTTGGTGCTGTCCAACTCTTTGGTCTTCTTCGCCATGACTTCGCCCTGGGCGTCATAGTCGGCGTTGACCTCGTCCAGGCGCTGAGTCAGTTCGGACTTTTCCTTGGCGTGCTTGGCGATGATTTCTTCTGCCAGGTCGACGAAGGCGTCCTTGTCACCGGCCTTGGCAACTTCGATCAGGGCGGCTTGGGCGTCTTCTGGCAGACGGCGGTACTGGCGCATTTCGCGGTAGCCGATGCCCATCCGGGACATGGACTCAAGGGCGTCCTCGCCGAACTGGCGCAGGTTGTTTATGTCTTCGTTCACTTTGGGGGCGGAAGTGCCGAGCAGGCTGCAAAACTCCTCCCAAGTGCCGCTCAAACCGCGACCGTCGCGGTCGTGCATGCCCGCTAACCCCCGGTACAGCTTGTTTTCTTTCACGTAGGCCATCTTGGAAACCGCGACCGTCGCGGTGAACTTGCCTATGGAGTCGGCCATTTGAGCCTGGCCGAGCAACTGATTAACGATGTCCCGTTCTTCGCTATGTGAGGTCATTGCGGAGGCCATCGAGTTTTGAGTGGCTGTCAGCATTTCGCCATCCAAAGCAGGCAATTCAATTGGGGTAGTAGATTGGGCTTTAGCTCGTGCCATGGTGGTCTCCTTAGTTCATCGAGCCAGCGGCAATGCGCTGATTGATTTCTTGCATCCGCTGGGTCAGCCGCGCCATGTGTTCGGCGTGTGCCTGGGCGATTTGCAGCATGGCCACTGAGTGGGCAAACCGACCGTTATCCAGCTTCACCGCCAACCCTTCTTCAATCAGGGTCTGCATAGCGCGGGTGATGTTGCTCGGGCTGTCCTTGGTTAGTTGAGCCAGCTCGGTATTGCTGAGGCCGGTGACGGTGTGCCCTTTAAGCGCTTTCAGCACGCCCAGCACACGTGCAGCTCCTGAGGCAGTGCGGCTCATGGCTGCTCCTCCAGTTCAAGTTGTGGGTTTTGGGTTTGGCTGACATTGCCTCGATGCCAGGCAAGCCCCTCCATGGCGGCTTGGATCGCGGCCAGGGCATCATCTGCGTCAATGTTGTTGGCATAGAAAGCGAGCAGCTTTCCGGCAGCAGTTGTCAGCAGTTCCTGCAGCGCCTGCATATCCTTGGCTGTGCAGGTGCGCCCCGTGGGGATGACGATGGTTAAGCGTCCGGCACTGGCCGCGATCCAGCGGGTGACATAGTCGCAACCACAAGCGCGCTCATACGGGCGAATCATGTTGGCGGGCATACGGCCAGTCTGGAGCCACTTGTAAACCGTCCACTGATCGGTAACGCCCATCTCAACCGCGATGCGCTCGACGCTCATGTTGTGGGCTTCTTTCGCGAAGTCTTTGCATAGCTCCAACCCATGCCGCAGCGAGGTTGGCTGAATGTTCTTCCAGCGACGGCGGTTCATTGGAATGTCCTCAAAAGAGCGTCTTCCAAACAAATCGAACGTTTGCACCTAGGCAAAAGGATTACTCCAGGTGCAACATTTTCGGGTACATTCACTGACAGGAACATGGCTATGACCGACCGTATTGATAGGCTTGAAGCGCAAGTGAATGCCCTGGCTCAGGGTTGGTTGCGTCTTGCTGCTGCTCTTGAAGTAGGAGGTGTGGTTGCTCCAGGTCAAATTGAGCAATCTCTGCGGACCGCTCGCTGGCCTGAACGGCCCTTTGAACTTGAGGCGGTGAAGACAGCTGAGTGGCTGTGCGGTCAGCTAGCTGAGGCGCGAGACGCTCGCCAATCGCTGGGCACGCATGGTTGAAGCCAAAGCAGTCGATAAGGCGCTGGATCGTCATCATCAAGCTGCCATCGCTGCAGAAGGTTTAAGACCGAGCTTTACCGCAATATCGTGAGCCTTGCCGTAGTGGGCTTTCGCTTGGCCATTGAGTACGCGGTACACCTCGTTACGGGTGTAGCCGTTCTCGGTAGCCCATTCAGTAATGGTTTTGCCAACCCGACGAAAGTTTTCTTTCACTTGGTCGGCGGATAGGGCTTTGGCATGGGTGGCCATGGTGGTGGCTCCTGTGATGCAAAGATGATTAGTGTTTGTGTGGATGATTTTGTGATCTATAGATCACATAGTCAAGGACTATTTGTGACTGATACATCACCTTTTTCGCGACTTAAAGAAGAGCGCAAACGGCTTAAGCTGACCCAAGCGGCAGCAGGTACGGTTGCTGGAGTGACGAGAGAAACCTGGAGTCGATATGAGGCCGGTGCCGTATCACCAGGCATGGAAGCGCTAGAAGCTTTTGCTTTGGCGGGAGCTGACGTTCAATACGTGCTGACGGGATTGCGAGGTTCTCTTCCTCCGTCCACTAGAGAGAGGTTATTCCTGGACCAATTCCGACGTAGCCCTGAGGATCGACAGGACGACGCGCTTCGCGTGTTGCTCGGCTCGCAACCCCCTACGGGTGCCCAGCACACATTTGAAAGCGTTGGCCAATATATTCACGGATCGGTGAACCAGTCGGGCCTGACACTCAACGTTGGTGGAAGCAAAGGGAAGAAGTGAGATGGGGCAAAAATTCCAGGGAGGTGTTGGCCAAGTTGCCGAGGGCGATATCAATAACTTCGGTATCAACATTAAGATGGGGGACGCAGACAAAGCCGAATCCCGTAGCTTGGTCACTGCGCAGCGCAAAGAACTTCATGAGTTGCGAGCAAAATGCGAAGAGCTTGGCGATGACCCTCGGGACGTTTGGCGTACCGTTCATGCTCATCTCGGAGTAACTACGATTAGCGAGATCACTGCCGAGCAATTTGTTGATGCACGGAATGTGATGAGGACAAGGTTGGAGTTTTTGCAAGAAGAGGCTGATAAACGTCGCCTAGTAGGCAAGGTCCTCCGGGTGGTAGCTGAGAAAGACGCGAAGGCCGAGATGAATAATTTCTGTGAGTTAAGCTTTGGTCGAACTCAGCTTAAAAACCTTCAGAAATCGCAGCTTCAGCAGACATTAGAATTTGTTCAGCGCTTTCAACCAATGAGACAGCCGGAAGCGACGGATAATGCATCCAGAGTCATCACTCTCCGAGAGTTCCTGGTGTTGCATAAACAGAGTGCTGCCACTTTATTTTGCTTAGGCGTGTTGGTTGGTGGCATTTGGTTTTGAAGAATTTTATGAAGCGGGCAACATCCGAAAATTTATGCAAGGAGCGCGTTTGATGAAAAGAGCTTTTAGCTTATTCGCTTTAATGGTAGCGCTTACTGCTCATGCGGAGCCTTTTAAAAAAGCAAGCCCTGAGTCGCTGGAGCAAGCGACGATACAAATGAACGCCCTCGATAAAGCAATGATAGACGGTGCTGCCATATTAAAGGGTGGTGACCTAGCAACCATTAGTGCTCACAGCAAATATTTCTCTTCACTGGTGGATTCAGGAAAAAAACAGTTCGGTGCTACTGTTTTTGAACCACTTGGCAGTTGCTTCGCAGCTAGCAACTTTTCTCGTAGCTGGTGGAGCGCGCAGCTGGCTGCTGCCCACAACGACGGCGTTGAAAGGATACCCGGCTCAATCAAGGATGCGCTTAGTCAATTTCAACAACAGCGGGATGAGTGTCTACAATCCGCTGACCCTGTGATTTCAGCGAGGGCTGATTCGGAGATGGATTCGAAATTAAAGAAAAAACTGGGCGGAGGTCGTGAGTGTCTCACGGTCTACACGGTAGATCCTGAAACGAAAGAAGTCGTTGCAAAGCCTAAACCAGCCCACTGCAAAGGCTGAACAATTCGTCTCTGAACGTCGACAAAAAACAAAGGTGTAATATGGGGAACCAATCATTCAACGGTAACGTCGGTCAAGTCGCTGGCGGCGACATCTATAACTACGGCCTGGATGATCTGGCGAGCCTAAGTCGCGACCAAGTGGCTGAGCGACTCATTCATTTACGTGAGCGTCTGTCAGATGCTCGTAAAAAAATGATACTCAACCCTATAGTGGGCTGGATGGCCTTAGGCATTTTGACGTTCTTAGTAGAATTGATTTCGGGAATAGCTTTCAGCTCATCAATACTGCTCTTGGCTACCATGGCTTTGGGAGTGTTGGTTCCATATTTCTTCTTCATTCCAATCCAAAAAAAGTACGGTCGTTTGGTATATGCCTATCGCGCAAGTATCGACTACATAGAGATCTTTCAGCACAGCCGAGGCTGGGCATAGCTGATCAGAGGCGTTGAACTGCCAAACTATCGAACTCTTTAAACCCGATTAAAAGCCTTCCTGTACCACGCCGCCGATCATGGCGGCGTGTGTATTTCTGGCGCCTGAAACCTGCGGCGCCTTTACAGGAGGCGTCCCATGCGACCCGAAACCCCTCGCGGTATCCGCAATTTCAACCCCGGCAATATCCGCCATGCCAAAGGCGTGCGTTGGCAAGGCATGGCCGTCGCCCAGGGCGATACCGCGTTCGTCCAGTTCACCGCCCCGCGCTGGGGCATCCGTGCCATAGCCCGCGTGTTGATCACCTACCAGGACAAACGTCTGGCAGCTGACGGCAGCCGCATCGATACGGTGCGCGAATTCATTGAGCGCTGGGCTCCTCCGACCGAGAACGATACCAACGCCTACACCGCCACAGTGGCCCGTGCCCTCGGGCTTCACCCGGACCATGAAGGTGTGGACGTGTACGACTTCGACGTCATGCGCACCCTGGTAACCGCCATCATTCGCCATGAAAACGGCCCTGGGCCATTGCCAGGTGGTCAATGGTATGGCGACTCAATCATTGCCGACGGGCTGGCTCTCGCAGGTATCGAGCGCGGGGCGAAGCACGGGGTGGCCGCATGAAGCCCATTTGCGATTGGCGTTGCTGCTATCGACTCTACAGCGTCCAGATCACCATCCTGATCGCGCTGCTGGGGTTCGCTCAACTTGAGTTACTGCCTATGTGGCAGGCACAGCTCTCGCCACGTGCCTATGCCGCACTCAACAGCGGTTTGGCCCTGGTCCTGTTCGTCGCTCGCCTGATCAAGCAAGGCCCGGATCAGGGTGCATCATCATGAAGCTCAACTTGTTTAGTCGGCTGTTTTCAGCGCTGCTTGCTGGCTTCAGCTGGACGCCACGCTGGTCCCTCTCCAGTTCAGCCGTCGGCAGCTGGACCAGGGCTTCGGTCACCCCATCGTATCGGCACGGCAAGACCGGCATCGTCGCAGCCAAACGTCGTGCCCGTAAATCACGCAACTGCCGGAGGCATCGCAATGGGCGCGCTTGATCAGTTGGTTTGGCCTTTACCGGCTCGGCTTGCTGCTGTCGGACTCGTATGCCTGTTGAGCGCTTCCGCTGCCGGTTCAATCACCTATGGCTTCGGCTTTCGTTACGCCCAGTCCTTAGGCGCGACTGCTTTGTCAGACCTCAAATCCAAGCATGCAGAGCAAGCCCTGGCCGCTGAAAGCGCCAACCGCCTGCAGCTGCTGCAGCAGGTCGCCAGAGCCAGCGAAAGCGAGTCACTGCTGTTCAACCTGATGGATCAGTACGCCAAAGAAAAACAACTGCTCCAGGAGCGCATCCCGCATGTCACGACCCAATACCGCCCTGCGCCTGGCGCAGCTGCTCAGCCTATCCCTCGTTGCGTGTTCACTGCTGGCTGGCTGCGCGACTACAACACCGCCCTTGGTGTGCCCGCCCCAAGAGCAGGCACCACTGCCACCCAACCTGCGCAAGCGCCCTGGGCCGCCCCCGGCACTGACGCCGAACTATTGGAAAGCGGCGTCACTCCCGCAGACATTCTTGCCCACGCCCAAGACTACGGCGTGTGGGCCCGCAACAACCTTGCCCAACTCAACGGCTTGCTGGATCTACAAAAAAAGGACTGACGCTCTATGGATGTAGCTGAACACGCTACAGAGCAGGACGACGATGAGTCGGAAGCAAAAATCTACGCCCGTGGGCTGCAGCGCCGCTCCGGGCCTTCCGCCTACCGCTGTGACGCATGTGGCGATGCAATCCCGGAGGACCGCCGCCAGAACGAACCTGGCACAGAACACTGCAGCGACTGTGAAGACGCTTTACAACACATGAATAGACGGGGTTTTCGATGAACCTGGAACAACTGAACTTCAGCTTCACCGCCATGCAGTGGGTCGTGCTCACAGTGATCGGCATCTACACCTGGTTCACCAACAGACAGGCAGCCAGCGCTCAGGAATTGCTGGAGCTGCGCACTCGTATTGTTGCCTTGGAAGAACACGTGCGGCACTTGCCCGACCAAACCGCCGTCACCGATCTGCTGGGGGACATGAAAGCGGTTCGCGCCGAACTGACGGGGGTCAAGGATGCTCTGGGCCCTTTGGCCCGCTCGCTGGACCGAATCAATGACTACCTGTTGAGAGAAAAGACATGACCCCATACTCCGACTTCATCCGTCAGGATGTCCGCTTAGTATTGCTGCGCCTGCTCGTTGAAATGACCGCCTATCGTGCGAACAGCTCCGTGCTGACCATGGCGCTCGATAGCTACGGGCACTCGCTCAGCCGTGACCAAGTCAAAACCGAGCTGCATTGGTTGGCCGAGCAAGGTGCGTTGACCGTCGCTGATGTCGGCCCGGTGTTGGTGGCCACGCTCACTGAGCGTGGTCAGGACATTGCTGCCGGGCGTGCTCGCGTTCCTGGTATCAAACGGCCGGGGGCATAACCATGGCGGGCAAGTCATCCATCAACCGCCTGCCGCCGATGGTCAAGGCGTACATCCAGAAGCTGTTGCGTGAAGATCGCATGACCCTGGATGACATGCTCGCCGATATCCAGGCGCGCTTCCCCAATGAGAAAGCCCCCAGTCGTAGCGCGCTGGGTCGTTTCAAAATGGGGTTCGATCTGCTGACCGAGAAAGCCCGCCAGCATCGTGAGCAGGCGGAAGCGTTCGTTGGCGCGTTCGGTGAGGATTCAACCGACAAGACCGGCGCCTTGCTGGTTGAGGCCATCTCGACTCTGGCGTACCAGGCCGCTATGGGCGCACACGAAAAAGACGAGGTAACGACCAAGGAAGTGGCCGAGTTGGCGCGAGCGGCCAAGAACACCATGCAGGCTCGCACGCTGAGCATGAAAGAACGTCAAGCTGCAGAACAGGCCGGACGTGATCGCTTGCTCCAGGAGCAAGCAGCTGAGCTGGATAGCGCCGTCAAAGCCAAGGGCATGACCGAAGATCAGGCCATGTTCTGGCGTCAGAAATTCCTGGGCGTGAAACAATGAAACCTTCGTCCAGCACGCTGCGTGTCGTCGAGTGGGATGAGCTTCCACCCAGCGTTCGGGAAATCCCCGAAGGATACAACCCACTTATTGAAGGCATCTTGATGGCCCACCAGTCTGAATGGCTGGGCATTGATGCGCAGATCAAGCTTTGTGAAAAAGGCCGACGTACCGGCATCACCTTCGCCGAGGCGTTGGACTCGGTCATCACCGCCGCCTCGCAAAAGGTCGCGGGCGGCATGGATTGCTTCTACATCGGCGACACCAAGGAAAAGGGCCTGGAGTTCATTGGCTACTGCGCCAAGTTCAGCAGAGTGATGGCCGAGGCGCAGGCTTCAGGCGTAAGTGAGATCGAGGAGTTTTTGTTCGACGACCAGGACGAAGCAGGCAACACCCGGCAGATCAACGCCTACCGTATCCGCTACGCCTCAGGTTTCAAGATCGTCGCATTGTCCAGTAACCCAGCCGGCGTGCGCGGTCTACAGGGCAAGGTCGTCATCGACGAGGCGGCCTTCCATCGCGACGTTTCCGCTGTCCTCGATGCCGCAACTGCGCTGCTGATTTGGGGTGGCCGGATCGTCATCATCAGTACGCACAACGGAAAGGGCAACGCGTTCAACCAGATGGTCAACGACATCCGGGAGAAACGTTACGGCGACAGCGCCCGCGTCTACCGGGCCACCTTTGATGATGCCGTGGCCAACGGTTTGTTTGAGCGGGTGTGTTTCATGGCCGGCAAGGTGGCCACGGCTGAAGACAAGGAAGCCTGGTACAAGAAGATCCGCAACGCGTACGGCCCGCGCAAAGCGCAGATGCGCGAAGAGCTGGACGCCATTCCGCGCGACGGCAACGGCGTGTGTGTTCCTGGTGTGTGGATCGAAGACGCCATGCGTGAGGGGCGGACGGTATTACGTCTCGCGCTGGATGATGACTTTACGCTGCAATCACTTGCCCGCCGTGAAGCCTATGTCGAGAACTGGATCGAACGCTATCTCGCGCCACTGATACAGGCGCTGACGCCCGAACTGCGGCACTACCTGGGTATGGACTACGCCCGTCACCGGGACTTTTCGGTCATCTGCCCGATTTCCGTCGACCAAGCCCGGCATCGAGACGTTCCCTTCGTGGTGGAAATGCACAAGGTGCCGTATCGCCAACAGAAGCAGATTCTGTTCTACATCCTGCGCCGACTTCCACGCTTTGTCAGCGCAGCCCTGGACGCAACAGGCAGCGGTGAAACCTTAGCTGAAGAAGCTGCCGATGAGTTAGGTCACGACCGTATCCACCAGGTGAAGCTCAGTCGTGCCTGGTACGGCGCCTGGATGCCTAGGTTTATCCAGCTCTTTGAGGACGGCACCATCACCATCCCCCAAGACGATTCACTGCAGCAGGACATTCGCTCGATTGAGATGGTCGAGGGCATTCCCCAGATCGTTAAAGCCCGCTCGCAGGACCTTAAGGACCCGGATCTCTATCGTCACGGGGACTTCGCAGGTGCTGGTTCGCTGGCCAACTTCGCAACACTGGAGAGCGATGCCGGTCCCGTCTCCGTTAAATCACGTCGCCCACGTCAGGGCGCCCGTATGACTCAGGGGTACGCATGAAAAGCAAAGGTGTGTGGGTTACCCCCACCGAGTTCGTCAACTTCGCAGAGCCGAAGCGTGACAAGGGGTTGACTGATCATATCGCCAGCCGTGCCCGCAGTTTTGACGCTCAGGCGCTCGGCATGTACCTGCCGAACCCCGACCCGATCCTCAAGGCCCAGGGCAAGGACATCACGGTCTATCGCGACCTGCGCAGCTCAGCTCTGGTCGGTGGCAACATCCGTCGCCGCAAGTCGTCGGTGCTCGCCCTGGAGCGAGATCTGAAGCGAGGCGATGCACCGGTTCGGGTGGAACGCTTTGTTCGGGATTGGCTGGCTGACCTCGATCTTGATCGAATTATTCGCGAGATGCTGGATGCACCGCTGTTCGGGTTTCAGCCCATCGAATTGATGTGGCGAGCTGTTGGGCTCAACCTGGTACCTGAGGATCTGGTAGGTAAGCCCGCTGAGTGGTTCCTGTATGACCAGGACAACAACCTGCGCTTCCGTGCTCGCGACGCGGGATTGACCGGTGAACTTTGCAGTCGGCAACGTTTTGTCGTGGCCCGCCAGGACGCTACCTACAACAACCCGTATGGCTTCGCTGACCTGTCGATGTGCTTCTGGCCCGTGATCTTTATGAAAGGCGGACTGAAGTTCTGGGTTCAGTTCACCGAGAAGTACGGTTCGCCCTGGGTAATCGGCAAACACCCGCGTGGCGCCAGTACGGGTGAAACCGATCTGCTGCTCGACAGCCTGGAGGCAATGGTCCAGGACGCAGTAGCAGCCATCCCTAATGACTCCAGCGTTGAAATAGTCGAAGCCGCTGGCAAAGCTGGCAGCGCCGAGGTCTATCGTGAGCTGTTGGTGTATTGCCGCAGTGAGATCAACGTAGGGCTCTTGGGACAAAACCAAACCACCGAGTCCAACAGCAATCGGGCCAGCGCAACAGCGGGCCTGGAGGTGCTCAAAGATATTCGCGATGGCGACAAAGGCATTGTTGCTGCGACCATGAACGCGGTCATTCGCCGGGTAGTGGATCTGAACTTCGGTGAGAACGTTGATGCACCGGTGTATGAGCTGTGGGAACAGGAAGAGATCGACAAGACCCAGGCCGACCGCGACAAAGCGCTGACAGAGTCAGGGGTAAAGTTCACACCGCAGTACTGGAAGCGCACCTACAACCTGCAGGACGGTGACCTGGATGAGACGGCAGCACCGGCTCAATCATCGGAGTTTGCTGAGTCCGCGTTGAAGCCGATCCTCGACCAAGTGGCACTCGACCAGGCCATCAGTAGTCTGCCTGCCGAGATGCTCCAGAATCAGAGCGAACAGGTCATCGCTCCTGTGATCGAGGCGCTGTTACGAGCGCGCTCCGATACTGAAGCACTGGGTCTGCTGGCCGAAGCTTTCCCACAGATGGATGACCAGGCACTTCAGGAGAACCTCACACGCCTGATGTTTGTGGCCAATGTCTGGGGCCGTTTGAATGCAAGCGTGGATCGGGTGGACTGATGGCTACCACCACGAAAACTCCGAACCCAGCCGACCTCAAGGCCATCTTCGGCCTTGAGCCGGAAAACGCCATCGCGTACCTGAAGTCCAAAGGCTATGCGATCACCTGGAACTGGCAAGAAATGCTCGACCAGGCACATGAGCAATCCTTCACCGTGGCAAAGGCCATGCGCCTCGATCTGCTCTCGGACATTCGTGGCGCGCTGGAGACTGCGCTGCAGGATGGGCAAACACTCAAGCAGTTCATCGCAGCCCTGCAGCCGACGCTGGAAAGCCAAGGCTGGTGGGGGCAACAGGTGATCGTCGATAGTCAGGGCGTAGGCGAACTGGTGCAGCTCGGCAGTCCGCGTCGGCTCAAGACGATCTATCAGACCAATCTGCAGAGTGCCTACATGGCTGGCCGTAAGGCCAGCATGGAGGAAACCACTGACACCCATCCGTACTGGATGTACATCGCCATCCTGGACGGCAAGACCCGGCCAAGCCATCGGGCGCTGCACGGTCAGGTGTTTCGTCATGATGATCCGATCTGGGCGGCAATCTTCCCGCCCAATGGGTTCAACTGCCGCTGCCGTGTTATCGCCTTGAGCGAAGCTGCAGTAAAACGCCGGGGTTTGAAGGTCGTGTCGAGCGAAGGTCGTATGTTCACCGAGACCGTGGATACCGGCACCGACAAACGGACCGGCGAGATCAGAACTGCGCCCGTCACCGGTATCCGAACCACTGACTCGGCAGGCAAGCCGGTAACATTCCGCACCGATCCTGGGTTCAACCACGCACCAGGTACTGGCCTTGCTGACATGCTGAAGCGCAAGCAAACGGCTGCCTAGGAGAGCTGAAATGATCACCGTTGAACTGGATCACGAGCGTTTGCAAAACGTCCTACGTCGAGTGGAGTGGGCCGTAGGAGATGTCGCACCCTTGATGCGCGGTATCGCTGCTGAGCTGGCCAGCCAGACCGAAGAGAACTTTGAAGAAGAAGGTCGGCCTGACTGGAAAGATCTTTCAGATACCACAACTGAGCGTCGGGCAAAGAAAGGCAATTGGCCGGGGCAGATTCTGCAGATCAGTTCGGCGGGCCTGGCGGCGTCGGTCACCACCCATTCGGATGACAGCTCTGCACTGGTCGGTAGCAACAAACCCTACGCTGCGATGATGCACTTCGGTGGCAGCAAGTCAGACTTCCCCCATCTGTGGGGTGACATTCCAGGGCGGCCTTTCTTGCCGATGGATGTCGAGGGCCAGTTGCAGCCTGATGCAGAGGACGCAATCCTTGAGTTGGCGATGCATCACATCGAAAAAGCCGCTCGCCTGTAAGCCCCTCAGGGACGCTTACAGCTACGCACAGCTCCGGTTCATCGAATCACACCCTCCAAAAACGCTGTAAACGCTTTATAAAGCCAGCCCGCATAACTATCGACACGCTGCGCGGATGCATCTTGCAGCGACATCGCCCAAAGCCCCTTCAGCAACTCTTTAAACTCGATTAAAAGTCATGGGCCATTCATTGGCCCAGGCTGTGCGCATCACCTTCAATCGAAGCGCGCAACCCATGAAGCCACTCCACATTTTCAAACCAGGTACACACGTCGCCATGAGCGGCGCCAGTATCACGTTCGGTGAGTCCGATCTGGCGGCCACTGTGCTCGCCTACGATCCCGCCTTGCACGAAGCACCTCTGGTTATCGGCCATCCCAAACACGATGCCCCGGCCGCTGGATGGGTTAAGGCTTTGTCGGTATCCGCGCAGGGTCTGATCGCCGAAACACAACAAGTCGATGCTGCATTCGCCGAACTTGTGAGCAAGGGCAGCTACAAGAAAATCTCCGCTTCGTTTTATCACCCTGATGCCGCCAACAACCCAGTGCCGGGCGTGTACTACCTGCGCCATGTCGGTTTCCTCGGTGCGCAACCACCATCCGTGAAAGGCCTGCGTCCCATCGAGCTGGCAGAGGACGAGGAAGGCATCGTCGAGTTTGGTGATTTCGGCGACAGCATCACGGCTGGTGTCTTCCGCCGCTTGCGTGAATGGCTCATTGGCCAGTTCGGTCAGGAAGCAGCTGACCAAGTGGTGCCTGGTTGGGACGTGGACAACCTTGCCGCTCAAGCACTCCGTGATGATGTACGCCCCTCATTCACCGAACCCACCCAACCCCACAAAACCACCATCGAGGAACACACCGTGAGCCCAGCGGAACAAGCCGCCCTGGAGGCGGAAAACAAGCGCCTCAAAACCCAACTCGAACAACATCAGACTGACCAGCGGCAGGCTGCTGCAGATCAACGCCATACCAAAAACCTGGCTTTTGCGGAGGAACTGGTCGGTGCAGGCAAGCTGCTGCCCAAACACACCGCCGCACTGATCGCTGCCCTGGACTTCGCCGAAGCCGGTGATGAACCGCTGGAGTTCGGCGAAGGCAAGGAGCGCAAGCCGGTGATCGAGGGGCTCAAGGCCATTTTCGACGACCTGCCGGCACAGATCGATTTTGCCGAACAGGCGCGCAAAGACCGTCAAGGCGAAAGCCATGTCGGCGTAGACCTGGAGTTCGCCGAGAAGAACACCGACCCGGATCGCTTGAGCCTGCACAACCGTGCGAGTGCTCTGGCCGCCGATAAAAACATCCCCTACGAGTCGGCGGTTCGCCAGCTCATCAAGTAACAAGGAGTCATCATGGCTGACCGTTTGAGCAAACTGCGGATCGTTGACCCGGTCCTCACCAACCTGGCGCGGGGCTATCGCAACGCCCAGTACATCGGTGAGGGGCTGTTCCCCATCGCGCTGATGGACAAGGAAGCCGGGGTTGTTCCGCTGTTCGGTAAGGAGGCTTTCGAGGTCTACGATACTGAGCGGGCCATCCGTGCCCAATCCAACATCATGACGCCGGACGATGTGGACGGCCTTGACGTGATACTGCGCGAACATGACCTCGCTTACCCCGTGGATTACCGCGAAAAGAACGAATCCATGTTCGACGCCGAAGCTCGAGCCTCACGCCGCGTCGTCAATGCCATCGATCTGCGTCGCGAAGTGGCCTGCGCCAAACTGGCACAGAATCCTGGCACCTTTCAGGCAGGCGCCAAAGTTACCCTGGCTGGCTCCAGCCAATGGAGCAACGGCGGTGGCAATCCTATCGAAGTGGTTGAGCAAGGCAAGGAAGTGGTCCGCAGTCGAATCGGCATTCGCCCCAACACCATGACCATGGGCGCGTCGGTGTATCAATCGCTGAAGTTCCACCCGAAGCTGCAAGAGGCCCTGGGTTCCACTGAGCGCAAGCTGATCACCGTTGAACACCTCAAAGCGCTGTTCGGTATCGAGAACGTCCTGATCGGCGAGTCACTGGCCGGTTCGGTCAATACCTCCGACATCTGGAGCGACAACCTGACCCTGGCTTATGTAGCCAAGCCTGCAGCCGGCGCCCAGGCAGACCATGACGAACCGAGCTTCGGCTATACCCTGCGTCGTAAGGGCATGCCTGAAATCGATACCTATGACGGATCGGGCGGCAAGGTGCGTTTCGTTCGTAACACTGACATCTATAAGCCCGTAGTCGTGGGCTCGGATGCGGGTTACCTGATCTCCGACATTAACGGCTGAGGTTCCCATGGCAGCTAAGAAGACAGAGCAAGACCAGGGCGGCACTTCGGAAAAAGCCGCTGACGCAGCGCAGGGTGGTGTCAATCAAACCCCAGCAGTTGCACCAGTTGCGGCAACTGCGGCGCCAGCTCCAGCTGCAGGGGGCGATCAGCCTAGCGATCCGGTTGCGCCAGCAGCTCCAGCAACCAACTCACCAAGCGCGTCGATTGCTGATGCATCTGCGGCACCTGGTGATTTCACAGCCACACTTGAACTGCCTGGCTATATGGTGACCGATGTGTCGTCCGTGCTGCATGACGGCATCTGGTATCACCCGGGCGATGAAATTTACTTGAACGATAAGGAGGCGCACACGCTGTTGCGTCGCCGAATTATCGAACCGTCCAGGAGCAACAAATGAAGACTCAACAACCTGTTCTCATCACCTCGGTCGTTGCCCTGGTCGACCTGCCACGTAACCGCTTCGCCGGCTTCTCTGGCGGCTTGTGTGCCGCCGGTGCCAAGGCCCTGGGTACGGTGCAAGCTGACACCCAGGCCGACAACGTAGCTCCGGTCAGTGTCCTGGGCATCTGCCTGATCACCAGCGGTGGCGCAGTAGCCGCCGGTGATCAGGTGGAGTCTGACGCCACTGGCCGAGCGGTGAAACTCGCTGCAGGCGTGTCCAACGGTTTCGCCATGGACGTTGCGACTGCAGCTGGTGATGTCATCCGCATCGTTCGGGGTATCTGAGGCCTACCATGCGCTATTGCACTCGCGCCGATATCGGCAACGCCATCCCCGAAATAACGTTGATCCAGCTTTCCAATGATGACCCGGCTGCCCAGCAACCGAACGAAAACGTCATTGGTGACGGCGTGCGTCAGGCTGAGGAGTTGGTGGATGGGTATCTGCGCGGGCGCTACAACCTGCCGCTAGACCCCGTGCCCACCGTGCTGCGAGACGCTGTGGTGTACCTGGCGCGGCACTGGCTTTATCAGCGCCGCCCGGAAGGCATGATGCCGGACCCGGTTAAGGACAGCCGCAAGGACACCATCAAGCTGCTGGAAAGCATCCGCGACGGCGTAGTCACCTTGGGTATGCCGACCGGCCAGGCCGCGCCGGAGCCTGGTGAGATCAAGGTTCGTGCCCGCCGCCCACAATTCACGGATGACCGCTGGGAGCGCTACTGATGAGCCAGCCCAGGGCAAAGACACAAACCGAGCAGCTGCTGGATGCTTTTATCACTCGGTTGAAAAAGGACTTTGACCGCGAGTTGGCCATTGAGCTGTTCCCGGAACACCCGGCCCAGTACCGACTCAACCATACCATCGGGGCGATCCTGGTGGCCTACGGCAAGTCGACATTCGGTGCTTCGGAGTCAACTGACGCAGTGTTCCAGGCGCGCAACATGAGCTTTCAGCTGACTTTGGTATTTCGCCAGCTTCATGGCACCAGCGGCGCGATCAGCTACCTGGATCGAATCCGCGAATGCCTGACCGGCTGGAAGCCCCCGCACTGCGATATGACGTGCCGCCCAACCGCCGAGAACTTCATCGGCCAGGTGCAGGGACTCTGGCAATACGGTCTGGGCATTGCCACTCGCGCAGTTCAACTACAAATCATGGGCCCTGAAAGCGGCCCGCTACTGACAGAAGTCCGCTTAGAGGAATACCCATGACATTGACCCGATACCGCTACACCGGCCCTCAAAGCTGCGCATCCCTGCGCGTTGGCGAGTCGCGTGAACTGCTCGATGTGCAACTGATACCCGATCAGCCGGTCGAGCTGCCTGCAGATCACGAATACACCCAGGTGCTGTTAGAGCTGAAGCACCTGGTGCTGTTGCCGACCACCGAAAAGAAAGGAGTAAAAGCCAATGCCAGCTAACTATCTGCACGGCATCGAGACTATTGAGGTCGAGCGCGGCCCTCGGGCTATTCGCGTGGTCAAGTCGGCGGTCATCGCCTTGGTCGGCACCGCGCCGATTGGTCCGGTCAACGAGTTGACGTTGTCGCAGACTGAGGTGGACGACGCCCAGTTCGGTCCAGATCTGGAAGGTTTCAGCATTGCTGACGCACTTGCAGGGATCCATGCTTTCGGCGCCGGTACTGTATTGGTGATCAACGTGCTTGATCCAGCAGTCCATCGCAGCAATGTCGTCGGCCAGCCTCGCCAGTTCGGTGACAACGACCTGCTGCAACTGCAGCACGGCGCGTTGCAAGTACTGGCGTTGAAGTCCGAGGACGGAACCAACACCTACGTGCTTGATACCGACTACTCAGTGAACCTGCTGACCGGTCGCGTCACTCGATTGTCGTCCGGCTCCATTCCTGCCGCCGCTAAGGTCCAGGCTGACTACACCCATGCGGATCCGAGCAAGGTCACTCCGGCTGACATCATTGGATCGGTCACCCTGGCTGGTCGACGCACGGGCTTGAAAGCGTTCCCAGACAGTTACAACTTGTTCGGCTTCTTCCCAAAGATTTTCATCGCTCCTGGGTTTAGCACCTTGAACGCCGTGAGCGCGGAGCTGATCGCGTCAGCAACCCAACTGGGCGGTGTTGCCTACATTGATGCCCCCATCGGCAGTACCGTGCAGCAGGTGATCGCGGGTCGCGGGCCACTTGGCGTTATTAACTTCAACACCAGCAGCGACCGGGCGCGCCTGTGCTATCCGCATGTGAAAGTCTATAACGCACGCACCAATAGCGACCGGCTGCAGCCGCTGTCGATCCGTGCTGCTGGCCTTCGGGCAAAGGTAGATAACGACAGGGGCTACTGGTGGTCCAGCTCTAACCAGGAACTGATTGGGGTCATCGGCCTGGAGCGGCCACTGACGGCGCGTGTCGACGATCCGAACAGCGAAGTCAATCTGCTCAACGAAAACGGTGTGACCACTGTCTTCAATTCGTTCGGTACCGGCCTGCGTCTGTGGGGCAACCGAACAGCGGCATGGCCCACCGTGACCCATATGCGCAACTTCGAAAACGTGCGGCGGACCAAGGACGTGGCCGATGAATCGATCCGCTACAGCTCGTTGCAGTTCGTCGATATGCCGATCACCAACTCGCTGATCGACAGCCTGACTGAAAGCGTCAATCAGTTCTTCCGCAAGCTGATCGGCGACGAGGCTCTGCTCGGCGGTGAGTGCTGGTATGACCCGACGCGCAACCCGCAAACGGAGATTGAGCTGGGTCACCTGCTGATCAACTACAAACTCACTGTGCCGGTACCTTTTGAGCGCGGCACTTTTGAAACAGAAATCACCGGGGAATACCTGGTCAACCTGGGAGCCGAATAAATGGCTGGTTTAAGCGCGCACCGGATCGCTAACGCGAACGTGTACCTGGACGGCAACAGCTTCTTCGCTCGTTGTGAGGAGATCGAGCTAGGTACGATCAAGTCCGTGATGTCTGACTTCCAGGGACTGGGTCTGGTCGGCCTGATTGAATTGCCCGACGGCATCGACAAACTGGAAGGGAAAATCGTTTGGAACAGCCTTTACTATGACGCGGCAAAGAAGCTGGCCACGCCGTTTAAAAGTGTTCAGCTGCAGTGCCGTTCGAACGTCCAGGTGTTCAATAGCGCTGGCCTGGCGGATGAAATCCCGCTGGTCACCTTGATGACGGTGACCTTCAAGGAATACGCCCTGGGCAGCTACAAACCACGTGACCCGAGCAAGTTTGAGACACCGTTCTCGGCCACGTACGTTCGCCAGCTGCTGAACGGTGAGGAAATCGTGCTGTTGGACTATCTCTCCAATATCTTCCGCGTGGGCGGTGAGGATCAGTTGTCCAAGTACCGTAAGAACATCGGTCAGGCATAAGGCCGGTAGGATAGCTCCGACGGATCGGAGCCGCCAGGACGGCAAAAACGAAGCCCCGCCATTGTGCGGGGCTTCTTCTTTAAACTCGATTAAAAGCCAGCGCCACGGCCAGGCGCGACACTCAGGACTCTCTTAGAGCAAACGCTCACTTGATCACCTGGAGTAACGAACGTGGCCGACAAACTCAGCATCCCTCTCAAATTCCCTTTCAAGTCCGCCGCTGGTGTGCAGATCACTTCGCTGCCGATTACCCGTCTCAAACGCAAAGACCTCAGTAACGCCCAGAGTAACTCCAAAGACGAAGCCGCCATGGAAGATCATCTCGTAGCGAAGATGACCGGCATGACTGTGGAAGACCTGATGGACCTGGACATTGCTGACTCGAAAACAGTCAGCGCGGTGTTTCGGGAAATGGTGGGCGGCGGAGACCTTGCTGCATTCCTGGGACGAAGCGATGTTGCTGGTACTGAGGATGCAGCCGTCTGAGATCGACGAGCTGGACATGGAGCGGTACTGGTTTTGGGTTGATGTATGTCAGCGAGAGATCAACCGTCGGATCGAGCTTTCCGAGCAAATGAACCGCTGATCAACGCCACCAGACCCACCATCACTCCCGCCAGCAACGCGCCGCCCGCTGCTACAGGGGCGGCTGCCAGAGCCAGCACTGGCAGCCCTAGACAGAACATCAGTACCGCCGCCCACAAGGGCAGGTTCGCCAGGCAAAGCCAGGCAAGCCAGATCACACCGACGCCGATGGCCAGTGCATAAAGGGTTTTGGCGGTGAGCAGAGCGGCTTTTTCAAACATGCTTGCAGCGTAGCAAATTATGGCTAATGAAGTCCTGGTCGGGTTAAAGATTGGTGCCGTGGTATCGGGCAGCCTGCACGCGGCGTTTGGCTCCGCCAAGTCGACCGTGCAGCAACTGGGCCGTGCTACCGATGGCTTGACCAACAAGCAGAAGCTGATGGGTACAGAGCTGGCAGCTTCCATTGCCAGGGGCGGTACCGGTGTCGAGCGCCTTCGCCGGCAATACGATCAAGTTGGCCGCACCATTGAACAGCTCAAGGCGAAACAGGAACGCCTCAATACCAGCATTGCGCGTGGCGAAACGCTGAAGAACAAACGCGGGGATCTGCGCGGCCAGGCGATGGAGACCATCGGCACTGGGGTCGCCCTGGGCGCACCTGTCGTACAGTCGATGCGCACGGCCATCGATTTTCAAGACCAGACCCGTGACATTGCCATCACTGGGGGCTTCGACGAGGCAGAGGAAAAACGGCTTAGCGATGTGATGCGTGGCGCGGCGTTAAGGTGGAACCAAACTCAAACCGATGTGGCCAAGGGTACGGGGGTTCTGATCGCTGGTGGTATATCGAGCGCGAAGGAACTCGCGGCGTATGCCCCAGTGATGGCCAAATCCGCTACAGCAACCCGAGCCAGCATGGATGATCTCGGTTCTGTTGCTATCGCATTGAACGATAACCTGGGCATTGGTGCCGCAGGACTTGAGCGTTCCATGAACATGCTGGCATTCGCAGGGAAAAGCGGCCAATTTGAACTTGCTGATATGGCAAAATGGTTGCCCCAGTTAACTCCTCAGTTCGCTGCACTGGGGGTTACAGGGGAAAGAGCCGTTGCTGAAATCGGGGCATCACTGCAAATAGCTCGGCGTGGCGCAGGCACAAATGATGAGGCCGCTAACAACTTCAAAAACTTCCTATCAAAAATTACCGCCCCAGATTCAATAAAGGCCTTTGAGAAGGCGGGTATTGATCTTAAAAGCAGCATGAAGAACTTAGTCAGCGAAGGTCTTTCGCCTGCTGAAGCGATGATCAAAATACTGACGGTACACCTCGGGAAGAAGGCGCCCGAAGCAGCTGCCCAATATGGAAAAGCGCTGGACCTAAAAGATGACCAAGAGAAGCAAATAGCGCTTGCCCGATTGGATGAAGCCTACAAATTGGGAGAGCTGTTTGTTGATCAACAAGTACTTTCGTTTGTTCGTCCTGCGCTCGCAAACCAAAAAGACTTGGGTGATATTAAATCGGGTAGTAAGGATGCTGCCGATAAAGGAGTGCTGGATCAGGATTGGAATAAGCGAATGGGCAGCTCCAAAGAGCAGTTGAAAAGCTTAAAGATCAATCTCTCAGACATAGGCATTTCTGTAGGGAATGCTTTGTTACCTGCCTTGTTAGATATTACCAAGGCTCTAGTGCCTCTGATGGCATCGTTCTCGACCTGGGCAACTGAAAACCCCGGCATCATTAAGGGTGTCGTTGGCCTCGTCGGCGGTCTGCTGGCAGGCAAGCTGGCATTCATCGGACTCGCCTACGGCGCCAACCTGGTAATGTCGCCATTCGTGGCCATGTCCACCACCATCACTACTGTGTCCGCCAAATGGACTCTGCTGCGTGGCATGTGGCAGATGGGCAAGTTCGCGCCCCTGGTCACCGGCCTGACCCGTATTGGCGGCGGCTTGCTCACGGTTGCCCGGTTCAGCGGCCTGTTCCTGCGCGGCATCACTATGGCATTCGGAGCCCCATTGGTGATGGTGGCCCGTGGTGCTTTGTTCCTGGGCAAGATCCTCGGTGGAACATTGCTGTTTGGTCTGAAGCTCGCGGGACAAGCCGTCCTATGGCTGGGTCGAGCCTTGTTGATGAACCCCATTGGCCTACTGATCACCGGCATTGCCCTCGGCGCCTATCTGATCTACCGCTATTGGGAGCCCATCAAAGGCTTCTTCAGTGGGTTGTGGACTGAGATCAAAGCTGGCTTCAACGGCGGACTGTCAGGCATCGTCGGGTTGATCATCAACTTTTCTCCGCTGGGCCTGTTCTACCGAGCCTTTGCGGGTGTGATGAGCTATTTCGGGATCGAGCTACCCGGCAAATTCAGTGAGTTCGGCGGGATGCTGGTGACAGGCTTGGTCAATGGCATCAGTAATATGGCCGGGGCGCTGAAAGATAGCGTGGTAGGCATCGGATCGTCGGTAAAAGGCTGGTTTACCGAGACCCTGGGCATCCAGTCGCCCAGCCGGGTGTTTATGGGGTATGGGGCGAACATCAGCGAAGGAGCCGCGATTGGCATCACCTCGCAATCCGACCTGGTGCGCAGGGCCGCCTTGGGAATGGCCACGCAGTCGAAGGTCGACATGTTGCCGCCCAACCCGGCTGATGTGTCCAGGGCGAGCATGATGGGAGGTTTTGCAGGAGCGGGCCAAGGCGCCACACCTGGTGCAAGCGCGGCACCTACTTTCCATTTCTCTCCACAGATCAATGTGCCTGGTGGACCAGGTGTTCGCGAGCAGGTCACACAAGGGCTGCAGGCAGGCTATGCCGACTTTGTGAAGATGATGGAGCGCTACAACCACGACAAGCGACGCCGCAGCTACGGGTCAGCCGATGAAGGATTTGCCTGATGTTCGCCATCCTGGGAGACATTGAGTTTACCGTTGCGGGCGGCATCAGCGGCCTGGAGCAAAGCGGTACCGCTGATTGGGCGGAACATGCACGTATCCAGGGCAAGCCCTTGCTGGAATGGATTGGCGAAGGCTTGGACACCTGCAACCTAACCATGCTGTTACATCCAATGCTCGGCGATCCTGAGGAGCGGTTACGAGCCCTTCGCCAGGCCAAGAGCAAACACGAGCCACTGGCATTCGTCATGGGCAGCGGCGAGTACTTGGGTGCCTACGTCATCACCGACATCAGCAACACAATGCGACGTGGAACTGCTGTGGGCCAAATCGCAGCCGCGACTGTCCAGGTCAGCCTGAAGGAGTACACCGGAGCGTTCAACCGCAAAGTACTCCGACCGGGACTGCTTGATCCGGCACTGAGCGGCACTCCTGCAGCAGTGACTGGCTCTCCGGGGCTGATTTCTAAATTGACGCCACCCGCCAGCCCCACACAGATGGCTATTGCTCATGCGAAAACGGTGGGCAACGTCTTGCGTGCGGGAATGAACGTTTACGACTCCGTCAAAAGCGGCAGCCCATCCATGATCCTTGGACAGGTGCCGCAACTGCTGGGGATCACCGCCCGTGCGATTGAGCCGCTCCAAGGCTTCAGGGGTGCTGCAGGTCTGCTCGATGACGGCGCCGATCTGTCACGTCTGAGTGACTCCGTGCTGGGTAGCGTGATGGGCTCCCGGTCCAGTCTCAATCCAGTAGACCTGGGCAACATCGTCGACCGCTTTGCCAGCTCCCGTGAATCCCTTGGACAGGCGGCGACTACCCTGAACAACGCCAGCACCCGCCTTGCAGGCCTGGCAGCTCAAGTCCTGACCCGGAGAGCCTGATGTTTATCGCCCACGTAACCACCGAGGGAGAGCGCTGGGACCAGTTAGCCTGGCGCTACTACGGTGACGCTCACCGCTATTTGCCCATCGTCGAAGCAAACACCCATGTGCCCATCACCGCCGCGCTTCCAGCTGGGCTGACGCTGGCTATCCCTATGCTGGAACCCGAGACATCGACGGAGGATCTGCCGCCATGGATGCGTTGATTCCCGAACTGGTACCAGAAGCGCGCTTTGTTCTGACCTATCAGCAGCGCAACATCACCCGCGATATCAGCAAGCACTTGTTGTCGTTGACCTATTCGGACTTCTTAACGGGTGAGGCTGATAGCCTGGAGGTCGAACTGGAGGATACCGAAGGCAAATGGCGGGATGCCTGGTACCCAGGACACGGCGACACCCTGAAACTTTCGATAGGCTGGGAAGGCAAGCCGCTACGTGCCGTGGGTAGCTTTGAGATCGACGAAGTGGAGCTGAACTGCCCGCCGTCGACCATCAGCATTCGTGCCCTCGCTGCCGGCATTCAAACCGCACTGCGCACCACTGAACACAAGGCCTACGAAAACATGACCTTGGACGCGGTCGCCAAGCAGATCGCAACGAGGCAGGGGCTGGAACTGATTGGTCGTATCGAGCCGATCAAACTGGACCGCTTGACTCAACAGGAGTCAGACCTCGCCTTCCTCCGAAACCTGGCTGGCGAGTATGACTATGCCTTCAAGGTGACCGGCAAACGCATGGTGTTTCACGCAATCAGCGAGCTGGCCAAGGGTGTGTCAGTCGCCAGCATGGTACTGAAAGACCTCGCCAGCGTGCGATTGCGTGACCAGATCACTGTGGTGCCCAAGGCAGTTGAGGTGAAGCACAAAGACCCGGCCAGAAAGCAGTTGATCGCTTACAAGATGGTCAATGGCGAAACCGTTGCAGTGCCGAGCAGCTCCAGCAAGGCCACAACCAGCGCTGACACGAAGAAACAGCGCAAGCGCAGTGCTTCAGCAGAGGTCGCCAAAGCCAAGGCCAAAGCCGACCTGGCCAAGGCCAACCGTGAGCGTACAACCGGCAGCTGGAGCTGTATGGGGCGCCCTGATCTTGTTAGTGGAAACATCGTCACCCTGATTGCAGCTGGCAAGCTTGGCGGAAATTACCTGATCACGGCCTCGCATCACCGTGTCAGCCGAACTGGCTACACCGTGGATAAAGAGGTCTGCCGTATTTCAGCGCCGTCGATCAACCTAACCTTGGCCAATACCAAGCCTGACCTGGCGTTGTCGACCTATGGTATCCAGCACGAGGTAGTGGCCTGATGGGCATTGAGCTTGAGTACGGTGAAATCAGCGCTGTGGACTACCTAACCTGCCGCGTGAGGGTCCGCCTGGATGACCGAGATGGAGTTGAGAGCTATTGGCTCCACGTGCCCCAGCGCAATACGCAGGGCACTCAGCGCCGTCCGCTGATGCCCGAACTGGGGGAGCAGGTCGCGGTGCTGCTCGATGCCGACGGCGTGAGCGGTGTTTACCTGGGCGGGATCTACTCGACTGCTGAGCCGCCGCCAGTCGTAGACGAAGATACTGATTATGTCCGCTTCAGTGACGGGACGGTTTCGACCTACGACCGTGCAGCCGGAGTCATGACGCTGGATTGTGTGGGGGCATTGCTAGTGAAGTGCGGCAGGAACATCACCATTGAGGCCGGTGAGCCGGTCGTGGTGAAGGCGCCGTCAGCAACATTGGACACTCCACAGGTCACTTTGAATGGTGACCTGCAGGTGAACGGTAACATCAATGCGACGGGCTCAATCATTGACGCGGGTGGGAACTCAAATCACCATAATCATTAAATCTCTCGGCGCTTTCCTGGCGGCGTCAGCGCACGGATTGCTTGAAGCTCCTTTTCTTCCGTGATGCAGTAACGGACAGCCATATTCAAAATCTTGAACAGTGAGAGCGCTACTTCAGGTTCTTCATTTAGATTTACAGTCCCGGGATGGACAGACTCATTTCCAAATATGCGGATGGTGTCGAACGCTTCTAACGCACGTTTCGGAAAGCCAAGGTCCACCAATTCGCCAATCTGATTATGAATTTTCCCTTCTTTTTGTAGTAGTTTCTGACATAGCTTCTGCACGCATAATCTGAGCAAAGCTGCGGCAGCGCGAGGTGACTGATTAAAAATTTGCCTTGCTTCGTCATAATCTCTTTTTATCTCCGAGGGCATATCTGCCTCGGCGAGTGGAGCAGTTGAGACACTTGGGTATGCTAGAGAATAATGCATTGATAGTTCTGAAAATGGATCCGTATCCACTGCGTTTTCAGGTACCCAGAGGCTGTATTTACCACACCCTTGGCAAACGGCTCTCACGGTGAATTTCAACGTATATTGGGTTGAGTTCAGAGCTTCCCACGTCATCGACGAAAGGGCACTGCAATGAGGGCAGTTAAAGCTCGTAGCCTCGTAGACCGGAGGAAAATATGTGTTATTCATTGGCGTCCCTTTTTGGTTACTAGCTAAGTAAAAACTTCACTGAGCGTCTCTTTAAACTCGATTAAAAGCCAGCACTGATCTGTTTACGCACCATGGGCACATGACAACGCCCACTCCCTACACCAGCATTACCGCCGCCCACTGGCAGCCAGCTCTCGGCACATCCGGCGAGGTGGTCGAGGGCCTGCGCGACATCGACCAGGCTATCCGCATCATCCTGACAACGCCAAAGGGCAGCGATGCCCACCGGCCTGAGTTCGGTAGCGACTTACACCTATATATCGACTGGCCCACAAACCGAGTCACCCCGCACCTGGTGCGTGAAGCCGTCGACGCCATTCGCCGCTGGGAAACCCGCGTTTCCATCGTCCAGGTGCAAGTCAGCATCGATGTCGAACACATTACTGTACGTGTGCAATGGCGTGTAGCCGACGGCATTCCTCAACTGACTGAGGTGCCCTATGCGCGAGCTGCCTAAACCCGAGTTCGTCAAGATTGATCCTGCAGCGATTGAGGCTGAGCTGATTGCTCTCTACGAGCGAGACTCAGGCAAGTCATTGTTCCCTGCCCAGATCGAGCGACTCTTCATTAACCAGGTGGCTTATTCAGAGGCACGCATCAAGGCCGCGATCCAGAGTGCCGGGGAGAAGCTCCTGGTGCGGTTCAGCAGTGGCCCAATCCTTGATTACCTGGGCGACCTAGTTGGCACGCCGCGCCTGTTGGCGGTCGGTGCCGTCTGCACCCTCTTGTTCGTTGCGTCGCAGGCTCAGTCGCAGGATCGCCTGATTCCGGCCGGCACGCGGATCACCACCCAAAACGGGGCAGTTGCTTTCCTCACACGACAAGACGCTTTCATCAAAGCTGGAACGCTATCAGTGCAAGTGCGCGCTATCTGCGAAACAGCGGGAACGATTGGAAACGGTTGGGCTATCGGCCAGATCAACACGTTGGTTGGCCAACCATTCGCCGGGCTGACCTCGAGCAACAGCACCGTGCCTGCAGATGGCGTTGAAGACGAGTCTGACGATCGCTACAAAGAGCGCATCATTCTTGCGCCTGAGGCTTACACCACGGCGGGCAGTCGCGGCGCCTATCGGTACCACGCGCTATCGGTTCACCAGTCCATTATCGATGTGGCAGTGCGTGGGCCCGATGATGGCCTGCCAGATGGCGAAGTTGCGATTCACCCGCTGACTGAAACAGGAATGCCCACGGCGAACCTTTTGGAACAGGTCGAAAGCTATTTAAGCGGGGAAAAGCTGCGCCCGTTATGTGACACGGTGCGAGCGCAGATGCCAGACCAAATCGAATGGCGTATCAGATCGCACATCACCTTGTACTCCTGGGCCGACAAGGACACGACACTTACCGCAGTGAAAAATGCTGCTGAAGTTTATGCCCAAGAGCTGCGCGCCGGACTCGGCATCGACATCGTGCCTGAACAGCTCAATGCCAGGCTTCAGGTAATGGGCGTCTACCGATCTGTCCTGGAGTTACCGTCTGTGCCTGTGGATTTGCCACGCCATGGCTGGGCGGACTGTTCCAACATTGAAATCCTATACGCTGGAACCGCTGATGGCTGACCTCACTTTGCCTTCCGCACTGGCAGGTGATGAGCGCTTCGCACTGCTGTGCAAGCTGATTGAAGAGCGCCATGCCGGCATTGATCTCACGCCCATGCTGGTCTACCTGATTGACTTGGTAAAGGCGCCCCTACTGCCGGTGTTAGCAGACCAGTTCAGTCTTTTTGACGAAGCAGTTTGGATGCTGGCCGAGTCAGAGGATGCGCGACGGAGCCTAATAAAAAACGCCGTCGAGTTGCATCGTTACAAAGGGACGCCCTGGGCGATCCGCGAAATCATCCGCTTGTTGGGCTTCGGTGAAGTCCAGCTGCAGGAGGGGCTAGGCGGACGTAAGTATGACGGCAGCATTGCCTTCGACGGGCTGTACTTGTACGGCGACTCAGGGGCGTGGGCTGCCTATCGCGTGATCTTCAATGACCCGATCACCAACGATCAGGCGGACCTGATTCGTCGAATGTTGTCCTCTATCGCGCCCGCTGGGCGACGCCTCGCCTCGCTTGAATACCAAGCCGTGGCCATCCGCTACAACGGCACCGCTCGCTATGACGGGCTGTATAACCATGGGAGCAATGTTTGATGGCTAATTTGCCAGAGACAGAAGATTTTGCAGAAGGTACTTATCAGATCGAAACATCTGACCGGGTGCTTGGCGGTCCGGGAGGGATCGCTAACAAGCAAGCCGAACAATTGGGCAATCGTACAGCTTGGTTAAAGACGGCTATCACCAAAATAATTTCTGGCACCACTGTAGTGGGTAAAGCTGCGCGATTAGCGACTGCGCGAACTTTGAAACTCAAAGGGGCGGCAAGTGGTTCAGGCGCTTTTGATGGCGCTGCCGATATTGAAATTACATTAACCCTAGCGGATTCCGGAATCGTCCCCGGCGCTTATTCCAAGCCTGTTTTTAACTCTAAAGGTCTTGCTACGGGTGGAACGAACCCATCTACATTAGCTGATTTCGGCATTACCGATGCCTATACCAAAACCGAGGCTGGACAGTCATTCGCGAGTAAGTCGACGACGCTCGGTGGTTACAACATCGGTGATGCTTACACCAAGACCCAGATCGATGGGAGTCTATCCGGCAAGGCCGATAAGGCCGCCACCCTGGCAGGCTATGGCATCACGAATGCCTATACCAAAACCGAGGCTGGACAGTCATTCGCGAGTAAGTCGACAACGCTTGGCGGTTACAACATCGGAGATGCTTACACGAAGACGCAGGTAGACAGCGCCTTGTCCAGTAAGGCTGACAAGGGGATCACCCTAGCGGCCTATGGTATTGGTGACGCCTATACGAAAACTGAGGCTGGCCAGTCCTTCGCGAGTAAGTCGACAACGCTCGCTGGTTACGGCATTAGTGATGCTTACACCAAAACCGAGGCTGGACAGTCATTCGCGAGCAAGTCGACAACGCTCGGCGGTTACAACATCGGTGATGCTTACACGAAGACGCAGGTAGACAGCGCCTTGTCCAGCAAGGCTGACAAGGGGACCACCCTGGCGGCCTATGGTATTGGTGACGCCTATACGCAATCGCAGCTCAACACCCTGTTAGACGGTAAGGCGACCAAGGGAGCGGCGACGGAAGTCTTTGCAGGCACTGCGGCGGTTGCAACTCAAATCCAGACCAATAGCGGAACTGACAACGCAACAATTGTCACTCCGCGCAAGCTGCGGGCGGGCTTTCTCTCAAGCTTCACGGAGAACGGTTTTGTTGCATTCCCCACCTGGCTCGGCGGTTTGATCATTCAATGGGGAAGAACAGCTGTTCTCGCCGATGGTTCTGCAACCAACGTTTCCCTTCCTTTTACGTTCCCATCCACAACGTTGCAGATGTGGACATCGCTCTACGGTAACGTTTCTGGCGACTCCGCTGCATGCCGCGTATCAGCGGGGCAATTTGTAAGTTTGTCGCAGATCAATGTTTCATATAACGAAACCAACGCGGCTCTCGGCGGCTCTGCCGTTGCCTGGCTTTGCGTCGGGTTCTAACAGGTAAACCACCATGAAATATTTTTACAGCAGAACCACCAACGGCGCCTACATAGACGCCCTAAGCCCTTCAATCCCTGAGGACGCCGTCGAGATCAGCAAAGAGCTGTACAGCGAGCTTTTCACGACGACTATCGACGGCACGGTTGGTCCTGGGGCGGACGGGTTACCTGTCCTTATACCTAGCGCCGGGCCGACAGAAGAGGAGCTAGCGCTTAGGCGCCGTGACAGACTACTGAACGTTGCAACGGCAAGAATGGCCCCGCTACAGGATGCCGTTGACATTGGAGAGGCTACATCTGATGAAGAAGCTGAGTTAACAGCGTGGAAGCGCTACCGCATGCTTCTAAACCGTATGCAGCAGCAGGACGGCTTCCCGCAAAACATTGACTGGCCTGCGGCGCCAAACGAACTGAAAAATGTCGACGAGTAAGGCGCCCCCCTTACGGAACCAATTTTTCGCGCAAAGCGAAGCTAAATCCAGCAAGCGGTTATTTAAGCGTCGATGGTCAAACTGATCGTTTGGGTAAGAGTAAGGGTCAACCTACTCGTCTATTTTGATATTCTGTTGCAGTGGGCGCAAAAGAATCTGAACCCATTTATCTCAGATATGAGCGCTTGTTTTTCGCGCTCGGCATCAGCTTGAGCCTGTGAAAGCTGGCTTTCGGTCGCATCCTTGAGACGTCGCCAGCAGAGGGGACCTTCACGATGACGGCGCATCAGCCCCCCTGCCTCAAGCGCAGTGCCGACGGTTCAGCAAGCCTGCGCCACCAACCCATTACTGACCCTGCGCCCCAGCACCAGCACCGTGGCGAAGCCCAGCACCACCAGCCCCGTAGCCATACTGAGCAGCACCGAGCTGCCCATCTGATCAACGATGCGCCCACCAAAGAACGAGCCCAGGGCGATGATCACCTGGAACAAGGCGACGAACAGCGGCATGCCGCGCTCCACGTCCTTTGGGGCGACGACGAACATCCAGATACTCGCGCAGGCCGGAAAGGCGCCGAAGGCGAAGCCCCACAAGGCGATCAGCATGGCGGCGCCGGTCAGGCCGGTGGCGAAGTACGGGAACAGCGCGGTGCTGGTGCCGATCATCAGCGCCACCAGCAACAAAGTGTGGCGCACGCTGCGGTTGGCGGCGAAGCCGGCGAAGATATTGCCCATCACGCCCGCCACGCCATACAGCAATAACAGCGAGCCAATGGTCGGCCCGTCGAAGCCGGAACTGTGCTTGAAGAACGGCGCCACATAGGTGTACGCGGCAAAGTGCGCCAGGCCGATCAGCAGCACGGCAATCAAGCCGACCCGGGCCTGTGGGTTGATGAACAACGCAGGCAGATCACTGATGCGAATGGCTTTCTCCGGGGTGAGTCGCGGCAGCAGGAAGATCTGCGCCAGCAGCACCGGCACGCCCACCAACGCGGTGACCAGAAACGTCATGCGCCAGCCCATCAGGCCGCTCAGCCAGGTCCCGACGGGCACGCCGAGCACGGTGGCCAGGGTTACGCCGACCATGATGATCGAAGTCGCCTGCGCCACGCCGACCCCTTTGGGCGCCAGGCGTCCGCTCAGCGCGATGGCCGTGGCCCAGAAGCCGCCGATGCTGATGCCCAGTAACACACGACCGAACAGCAACAAGCTGAAGTCGCTGGCATAGGCCACGACGGCGTTGGCGATGATCATGATCAGCGTCAGGCCGATC